TGTTGCACACTCTCGTACAACTGCGTCCACGCATCCTGCATCGCGTTTTCCAGCATGGTGCGCGTCTTACTCTCCAATGCCGTACCCAACTTCTGTATCTGCGCGTCCTGTAGTCCCTTGAAGTCCGACCCTACCGGGATAGGATTGAAGTCGAATGACAGTCGGAAGTGTTCGCGAATACTCGACGGGTTAGGATACTCGGACGGATCGAACGCAGTACCCAAGTTCTGTTCCGCAATCGAAACTAGCATCGGGTATGCAGTCTCGAAGACGGTTAACTTGGTGTCCATATCCATCTTACAGCGGGCCATAGCAGTCGTGTACTCCATGAACAGCGTGTTGGGCATGAGCCGCCCACCTGATCGCTTGCCTTGGTCGTTCACGCCGACTGTTGACCACGGCAGTGTCAAGCGGTAATGCTCGGTACGTGCTAGGTCAATCGCCTTGTGTACTGCTCGCAGCTTCTCGTCGGCTCCGACCAGCAACTTCTTACGTGCCTCAAACGCCGCCGCATCGGCTCCACTCGCATCAGCCGCATCCTTCGCAGCCTTGTGGTCCTTCACCTTGGCGTGCCACCGAGCCGTGTTCAACGTAACGAGCGTTGCAAAGTTCCGTATGTCCAAGTTCTCTGCAATCTCATCACTGGTGAACGTCGGGACGGGCACTGTCACGCCTTCGTCTGTCGGCTCTGAGAACACGTGTTCGGAAATCTCAGTCGCTTCAGGCACGGTCGCGGCGTCAGCTCCGTCGGCTGCCTCCAGCTCCCCAGCGTCAGCTTCGTCGGTTTGAATGGGCGTCTCATCTATAGAGGTTTGCCCAACGTCTTCCGACTCCTGTTCCAAGCCTTCGGCTATGATTCCCTCCAAGACATCTTCGGTAGACAGGCCATTACTTACACACTGTGTAACTTCCTGCTCGATTGCCTCAGGGCTGTCGGGTGGCGGCGTAGGTGCTGTAGTGATAACGCCCACCTGCTCGTCCGCGATTTCTTGCATAAAGTCCCCGAGTATGTCGTTCGTTTCATCAGGCTCGGTTGCCTGAACAACTACCGTAACTTCCTCGGGCGTGGCTGGCTGATCTTCCGGCAAAACAACCGGCTTATCGTCCAGTACATCGTTGAGCAATTTTCCAATGTCGCTGTCAAAATCTGACATGGTGCCTCCTAGCTGGCGTCCAGCATGTTAGCGTTAACGAGCAAGTCTTTGTTGTCTCTAACCCAATGGGCAAAGTCCTGACTCTGTAAAACTGCGGGGCAGCGCCGAAGCGTCGCCTTCAATCCAGCAACCTGAAACTCTCTGTCCATACGCTTGAGATAGTTGAATGCTGGCCTAGCAGTGGTTCCGTCTACCCGATGCGCGATCATCTGCATCGTTGCGTACTGCGCATCAGGTCGATCCTTGTCGGGCAGCTTGCACTTCTTCGGGTCGGCGACAATATCCTCAAAGGCCGGTAGTTGCTCCACGACTCTCAAGAATGAAACGAACGCGGCGGCAGTGCCTTCGCCGATCATACCGGCAGCTGCTTCCGTGAACATTTCCATATCCAACTCACCAATGAGGTAGGACATTTTGACAAAGGACCGGGGAGTAGTGAACGGTCCCGGCTTGTCGGGGGTTTCTTCCTTGAAGATAAGGCCGGGCTGGTGCCTCGCGAATGCGATAGCGGCCCAATGAATTGCCCTTACCTCTGCCCACTCGACCCATGAATCCAAGTCGGGACTGACCTTGATTTCCATACGTCTGTTGGACACGAACGCAAGCTCGCGCTGTACGCCTGACCGATCACTCTCACGGTTGCTTGCTGCAACTACCATCCACGTGGGAGGTAGCTGTGACTCTCCTACTCGTCCGTTGAGTAGAAGCTCGGCGGCGGGTTTCTGTACGTCATGCCCAGCCTGACGAAACTCGTCAAGGAACACAATGCCATGCTGCGGTGCGCCGACTCTCGGCATCCACGGTGCAGCGGTGTACTTCATAATGGAAGAACCATCCGAATCCTTGGCCGGTAAACCGAAGCCGCGCACGTCTGGTTGCTCAAGCGTAGACAGAAAGAACGGAGAAAAGCCTACAGGCTCCGCGATCTCTTTCGTTAACTCTTGAGCTACCTGTGCCATAGCCTCTGACTTACCAAGGCCGGGACCGGATACAATCTCGATGCTGAATCGCTCGCCAGTTTTTATCTGGCGTTTGAACACAGACTTAATTAGCTTTTTCGTTTGTCTCAAGTTCATGCTGTTTCCTTTGGTGGTGTTGTAGGTCGAAGTGTCCGACCTGTTTGGGGTTGGCACCAGCGGTACGCGCAATCACGGATGCAATCGACGTACTTGGTGGTTGTGGATCGTACTTCATGGCATAGATCATGCCGGTGAATTCGTGTCTGATACGTACCCATGCAGCTGTCTCAACGGCGTGGTCGTCAATGGTTTCTGGGTAACGTAAGATGATGCATACGTCCTCGCCATCTTCTTCGCTTATCAGGTACGGCAAGTGACTACCATCGTCTTCGGTTGCGCTCATTGACTTCATGATGTACCACTCTGACTTGGTACACGGCGCTGCAAACACAAATGTTTCGGACCCGTCATACTGGTGACGGGTCATATCGGGGTAGAGGATCATGCGAACACCGCCGGGACGATGAACGGGTCAGTGATTGTAGCGTTAAGGATTCCTTCGGCGAGTACTGTTATGCCACCGTCGCCATTCATCCACGGTTCCATTGTAACAACGAACCTGTCACGCCCTTTGTCGTCGTGGTACACCCTCGTCTTAATGCAGCCGCGCCAGCCAGCCGCCTGCGTGATAACGCCGGATGCTTTCGTGCCGTAGCGTTCCACTTCGTTGCCGCGCCCTTGCATTGTTGCTGCGAATTGATACTTAGCCATTAGCCTCTCCCCTCGTGCTTCTTACGTTTGGGTGCTGCCATGCGCTTGCGGTACTGCGCGGAACGTATGCGCTTTTGCTTGCGGTTCATTCCCGGTTCCAGTTGATGGGCCTTGGGCTTGCCAAGTAGCATATCAATCAGTTTGTTCATTGTCGTTCTCCATCATGAAAGTCCACACGCGCAGTCGCCGCGATATGTACAAGTAAACGGCGACTCCCGCAATTAACGCACCGACTGTCCAAGGCAAGTCGATCCAGTGTTCACGGCAGAACTCGATGTACCTCTCTAGTCCGTACCAATCTTGCACAGCCATATGAATTCCAACATCGGTCATGAACCCACACCAGAATGACCATGACATATATTTAAGCATCCTCATTGATTAAGCCCTCCAAGTGTTCGATCCACAATTCAACTTCAGTTTCCAGACAGATTGCCACACGTGTTCCTCGTAGATTCTCGTAGTCCTTCATCGTGTTCTTCATAATCTGCAATAGTTCTTCCATTTCATTTCCTCGGTTACACACTGTGTAAGGTTCGCGCCAAGCTCCGGGCAAGGAGAATGCAAAAAATCCCGTTACCCAACGCAAACCTTACACACTGTGTAACCTTGGTCGTTACACAGTGGTGTTCTTATGTTGCTTGCAGAACAGTTTGTCGATGCCGTGACCATTCCTTCGACTGCACTGAGCGGAAACCCATCCGCTTGAAGGCCACACTTCTTTCGCACATCGCTTAGGGTTATAAGAGTAGCCGCGTTCGTTGCCAGCCCATTGCCCGTATTTTTCCAGCGGGTATCTAGTCATAGCCGACACCCATGCAAGCCGCCCACTCGCGATGCTTGTCCTCTTTGTTGTACAAGTACCAACAGTCCGGGGCTGGCGGTAGGTTCATGTACCTTGGGGCCTCGGGCAGTTCATCGCCCTTCGCTTCTTCGACTCCCAAGATTGCTACTGCAAAGTACAGCGCGAACAAGCACAGCGCTGCGGTGATAACGCTCATGATGAATAACTGTAGCTGTCTCTCCCTTCGACTACTCACAGCATCCACCATAAGAACGTGCCGAAGATCATTGCGACAGCAGTTGTCTCCACAACTTCCAGCAAGATTCGCTTACGGGCCTCGGGGGTCGCAGTCACAATGTCAGCTATCCATAAGCCTATGTATACAACCACGACGAGTGTAACTATGAAATTCCAGTTCATACCTCTGCCCTCTCAGGTAATGCCACGTATGTGCAGTATGCAAACAGCGGCGTGAAGTAGTATTGCCCCTCAATGAGCGAGGCAACGGTGACGGTGAACCACGCGATGTAAACTATCAGCCGAATCAATGCGACACACGGTATGGGATTACTGCATTCGCTACCCACTTCCATACAGTCACGTCGAAGTACGAGCCGATCTTTATGCGTGTTGATTCTTCTTCAAACACTGGCAACTCGTTCATGATCTTGAAGTACTTGCTGATCCTGTTACCGGGAACTGTCTGTGCAAGAATCTCAGCAATCTCTATGTCCGTCGCGTCCATAGGTATGTCAACATCAATGGAGCGGCAACCAAGGATTTCATCCGGCTCGGTCAGGTCGTCGGCCTCACCAACGTCAAAGTCAAGAGCGCGAAATGGTTCCGACGAGTTACGAATGCACTCAAAGAGGTTGGATATTTCCTCGTCAATGTTACGCGCACCACCAGCATTAGGCAGCACGTTTAGTCTCGGCACAGTTACACACTGTGTAACTTCTGGCTCATTCATTTCAACGAGATTGTCTATCATCACGTCGAGTTCTTCCGCTGCATCGGGCGTCATGTTCGCGATACCGCGCAAGTCTTCCAGCATGAGTCGCAAGCCGGGGTCATGTTGCACTGCCCTTCCGCAATCCCTAACGAAATGCATCGGTTCCTTGATCGACTGCGCAACGGGTTTCGGGATTGGCTTGCCGTTTGCGAGCCAGTAGTCGGACACGTCGAACATGTGTCCACTGAATGACAGCATACTCATTGCTTGTAAGTACGCTTCCCTCGGGTCGTTCGTGTCTATCTTTATCCTTACGTTAATTTCAATCATTTCCTTTCGTCCTCTGTTGCCTGCACCAGTCCGTAAACTGGATTGTGAATGAATAAATATCCGACTCTTTCATATCGGGATACATCGTGTGCAGTCCTAGCGATACCTTCCGTATCCACGGTACGTAACTACTGAACTTGGTGACACCGCGAGTCATGCGCTCTCGTGGTGGTGGGCCTGCGTACGCGAGCAGTTTGTAGAAGTCCTCGTGCGCCGGGATGATAACGCTTGGTACAGCGTCGATGAATTCTTCATCGGCTAGTTGCCCAGCCATAATCAATTCATCGAGTTGTTGGTTTGCTTTGACCATTCCATTCTCCTGAACCAATTCTTGTATGCGGTATAGAAGCCCGCCCACTGTCCGTCGATTGACTTACCAGCGAACCATGACTGACAGAATTCCTCTGCCATATTTATCTGAGCTAGCCTTGCTTGCATTTCTGTGGCTGGCGGGCCTGCGTATGCGAGGAACGCAACGTAGTCGTCCTCTCCGTAGTTACTTGCCATCGTTATAGAAGCAAGCCACTCCGATCCACTGGCCGACGAGTATAATGTCGTCCTCACCGGGCGTGGAAGTCATAGGCGTGGCAGTCTTACCGTCAGGTCCCATGCTGTACATATCGAAGTAAAGATTGACTGGTACTTGCGACCTGTTCTTACGCTTCGGTCCATTGCCATTGACAGTTGAGAAGTCAAGGAACTGGTACGGGTTGCCCCACCGATCCAAGCCGAACTCGGACATATCTGTTGGCAGCTGATCATTGTGCGCGAGCCTGTACATTTTCAGCTTGAGGTTGAGCGTACCAACATCACCAATGGCAGCAGTCACCTTGGCCTTGGTGATCCATCCGATCTTCTGGTTCTTACAGTCGATGCCGCCAAGTATCAGCGGTCCCGCATACATTGCGAGTATGCTGGCAATCGCGAGTGCGATCAGCAACTCAATCAGGGTAAAGCCTTTGAACATTTTCATTTCTATTCTCCTTGAATAGTTACACAGTGTGTAAGTTTGGCCCCCGCCCCATGACTGTCAGTCCGTCACAAGGCATAACAGAATAGGGAGCGGGGGCCGCACAGTTTCTACCAGAGCCAGCCGAATATGGCCTTGAATACTCCGGTGCGATCCTCTTTGCCTACGAGTATCGCCGCTTGATTCAGATTCCTTACGCCTTCTTCGCGCAAGAATTCTTTGTCACCCCAACACTGGTGATCTTCCACGGCACATTGCATTACCCGTCCTGCTTGGAAAGCAAGTTGGGAGAGCGTTGTGTACTTACAGAAGACCGATTGCGTCGCAGACGACATACCAAACTTTACGCCCTGAACTGACGTACCGTCTTGGCATACACCTGTAATGAGCGTCGCCGCGCTCGCCGCTGCCACTTCGTAGTTGAATGCCGTAGACACTGAAGTGCGGTTGCTAGCATTTCCAGAGCCACGTACACCAGCGCTCGCAGCAGCATCGCCACCAACACCAGTTGCATTACCACCAGTAGCATCAGAGCTACCGCCAGTTGCGGAAGCATCGCCGCCTTCAGCGATACCCACACCAATGCCCGTACCATAAGCACTAGCATTGCTCGCAGCAGAAGCATCGGCGGTAGCACTAGCGTCAGATACAGAATCCGAACCACCACCATTGCCGTTTCCATTGCCATTGCCTCCGTCACTGTCGTCGTCCTCATCACATGGGTAGTGAGGATTGTTAGGGTTCTGGCATCCCGAGTTCTCGTTCGCGAGCGTCGGCGATGATAACGCCAAGCCCATTGCCAGTATGAGTAGATATTTTTTCATTGGGATTTCCTTCTTGGTTGTCGTGCGGTTAGATTTCATTTACAAAGACTTCGATCCAATCGAGCGCGTGTTTTGGAACACCACTTGCCACGCGCAGCCTGTCCTTACGGGCCTCGTCGGCTAACGCATCAACAAGAAAGAACCGATCATCCGGTTCCAACCTGTCTGCCGAGTTCAGAGGATCGTAGCCAATAGCTCTCGGTACAGCAGACTCAAGCACGAGTCGTGCTGTCTCCGTCAACTCGTTCGTTTCGGTGTTGAGCAACACGGGTAGTTTCTCGGTTGGATCACCACCTACGAGTTCGAGTAGGTACGTCGATTTTACTTCCATTCACTTCTCCTTGATGATGTTACACAGTGTGTAACTATTTACGTCTGCGACCAGTCACGCCGTGGAACCTGTACTCCTCGTACTCTGATCGCGCTTGTACTTCTTTCCTGCACCAGTTAGTAAACCCGCGCACGAATCGCTTCTGGGCCTTGGTGCTTGGGGGTGTAGCTGTCGGCAGGAACGAATCGAAATAGAACTGACACACCTGTGAGCGCCAGCCGGTACAGTCCCAATCGTATCGCGGCTCGCTCAGCCTAATCGGTGCGTCTTTGTGCTTAGCAGTCAGGTCTAACATGCGCCTCGGCAATCCCACTGCCAATAACGTCCCGACATATATCTCTCGTGCGCGTTCTACGCGCTGCAATCGTCGAGTCTGTCGCATTCCCACTTGCCTTCTCCTTCAGTTCATCTACCCAAGTCGTGTACCAATGCGCGTACCATCCACAGCCGGAGCCGTTAGGGATGAAGTTCTTAAAGAAATACTCAGCGTCCTCCAAGTACGTGTGCCAGCTGCGCTCGCCTTGCGGCCCAATGACGAACAGGCAGGTGACGAACCATTGCTCAACTACCGGACTCATGCCTCCACCTTCTTGAGATTCAACCACTGATACATGCTCATGAACCCATGCGGGGCGTGAGCGTGCCGCAGCCCGAGTGATAACGCCTCCCACTCATCGGCCAGCAGTTCAATGGTCCAATGGTTCTGTTCCTTTATGCGCCATCGCAGAGACGCCCGGTAGGATGATAGGACTGTTGCATACTCGTATAACAAGTCCTGCCTGAACTGGTAGATCATTTCCATGATCATGCTGTCCAGTCGGCACCATCGCCTCGCCGCATGTATGTTGGATTGGTGTCCGCCTCGCAAGTCTATCTCGTAGCTTGGCATACGATTCTCCTACTTCTCTGGGTACAGTTCGAGCATGGAGCGATCCGCCGCTGCGATGAGATCGTCGTCACCCGCAGTCACAGCCTTGAGGAACGTGCGGTGTCCTTCGATGCGGGCCTTGATTCTCTCGCCCAGCGCGGTGAACCCATGATCGTTGTGATCCAGTTCTGCGATCAGTTCATCAGCGTCGTCTTGGCTCAGCCCGACGAATACCATTTCACTATCTATGCTTCTCATGCGTGTTCTCCTAGTTACACAGTGTGTAAGTTTCGTGTGCGTTGATGGACGAAGTGGACGTGCGTCCATGTCCTTTGGCCGCGTAATGTGATGGGCCGTGGGGCCTTGGCGCATCATGTCTATAAAGTCCACGTGTTTCTGGTGAACAGATATAGACACATACATTTTACGTCAGGCACCTATCTCCCCTCGGCCAAGCAGCAAAACGGGGGTTCTTCTCTATTACTATTGGACTTTATAGACTTAATAGCTACAACTACTGATACTATCACGTTTTTGCCGCCTCTGATACGTCCACCTTGTCCACTTTGTCCACGCGCAGTGTAGTAGTAGCCTGCCACGTAGCTGCGATGATAACGGCCCCTCAACTACCACGTGTCAAGCCTTGGGGCCGGGGGGTTTTAATCCCATCGCATCATCGCCTCCTAAGTTACACACCTGTGTAACATCTGTTATGAGGTTTGTCTGATCTCACACGTGTAGGCAAAAGAAAGCCCCGGTCGAAACCGGGGCGATCTACCTACCACTTGATTGAGTGCTTGAAGGCCAGAGTCTCCAAGTCGTTCTGGAAACCAGCGAGCCGACTCCCCGCACGTACATCAAGGTTCATGATTCGCGAGATTGAAGAACCCGTAGCTTTGAGCGGCGTGATTTGCTTTGCCGCGTTGCTTGCGTCCATCAATGCCAACGCTTTGTTAAGCGCCGGTTCGCGATGCAGACACGTGATCAATCGCATGGCAGTGTGCCACGTGAATGAATCATGGGTGTCCGTGTACCGATCAACCGCTTCCGCAATGCGCGGATACTGCCGAACGATCTTGCGTACCTCGGACTTGCGAGCCGCCATGCTTACGGCGCTCCACCCACGCAAACGCGCAACCGTGTCGGCTATCGCATTCACGTCCTGCTTTGGTACAGCGTTGCCGCCATACACTGTGACCAATGAAGTTACACACTGTGTAATCACATTGCCCTGCTTTGCAACTGCGCCAAACACTTTGGCAATCGTGTTTGCAACTCTCGTTGCACCCTTGCTTACCTTTGGCGCTTCCTTCTTTGCCTTAGCCATATCATCCTCCTGTTGGCTACCGTACTCTCATAGTACGGTTCCTAGGAACGATGTTACACAGTGTGTAAGTCCGTCGGGGGGTGGGGTACCGGGCCAAGGGGGGGCCACCCCCATGCGTGTGTTTAGGTAGTTCACATACGCAGCTACTAAAAATGAATAGTGGGCTTTATATACCCACACAATGCGCCCACGGCCCCCCGGCTCTAGTTGTCGATTGACAACCGGACAAAAATACCAGCACTTCCGAATATATGTAGGTAAAAAATAGCCCAGAGGCTATAATCCCCGAACGAAATATAGGTTGAGGACACGTATATGGAAACTGCTTGGGTACTTTGGTACATGGTCGTGACAATCTCCGCGCAGGGGAACGAGTCGCTCATGCCACAAAAGCAACCGATGGAATCTTTTGACATATGCGTTGCAACGGCCCTGAATCTCTTTGACTTGGAAATCCCCGGCGAACTCCGGTTCGACAACGTGATGTGCGTGGACATGAATGCGCTCGAAAAGAATTAGGGCCTTAGGGCCTGTGGGGCGTTGACAGCGCCCGCGAACCATCTATAATCGAGGAACCAATAGTTCTCAGGCGATACCCCCATGTCCCTCAAACGAGATGTAGCAAACGAAGATTATGTCTTCGGAACAAAATCCAGTCAGGCGCTTCAGGTCACGCGCTGGACAGGTCAACGAGTCGGAGTAACTACTGGTCCGGCTGCTGAATTGATCCAACTACCCACCGGCACCGAACTGATCGAGATTACGGCTACTGAGAACGTGTACGTAGCGTTCGGCGATGGCACAGTTGTCGCAACAGCGACGATTGGCAATGACGCATCGCGCTTGTTTTTGGCAGGAGTTCAGATTGTCCCCGTGCCGATAGACAGCGGCAATGATCTGCCCTTCACGCACATGTCAGTAATTGAGGAATCGAGTCCGGGTGTTTTCCAAGCAGAGCAAGTTGACTAATGAGTTCGATTTGGCCCCAGAGACGTAATCCGCTCGAAGATCGGATACTACGTCGCCGCAGAACTCCGGCCAGTGCCCTTCCCGGTCTCGGGGAGTGCAACCTACTTATTAACGACAACGACCAAAGCAAACTTCTGACCAGCGATCTTTCTCCGCCGCTCCGGATCGACGGCGGCGCATTCTTTGCGATTCCCCCGCCCAAGTCTGTCGCCAGCATGGTTCAACTGCAGGTGCGGAACAATCCGGAGAGTATTTCCGGTTCGATCCGGTACGATTGGGATTGGAAACCCGATGGTACTCGTGTATGGACATGGCGCGATAATCCGTCTGCTTTTGCTAGTTTCAAGCAGTACGACGTGTCTCCCGCATGGTCGATCACGCCCGGTGACTGGACACATTTATCGGACCAACTGCTCGGCGGAAGTCTGGCTCGAACATTCGAGTGGAGTCCTGACGGCACAAGACTGACAATGCTCCGACGATGGTTCAGTAGCTTCCGCCGGATCGATCAGTGGGATCAGTCGGCTACTCCATTCGACTCGACTGTTCTTGGTGCAGTGATTGGAAGCGTCACGTCGTTACCCGGTGGCGAGTTCAATATGCATTGGAAGCCGGATGGACTCGTCATATATATTGACCGCCTTGGCGGAATAGTCAACGCCTATGCGCTTACCGTACCGTTCGACCTAACTACTTTTAACAGTACGCCCATACAGACATTCGACTCGACAGTTGATGCAGGTGGTCGTTCAATCAGCATGGCATTTTCATCCGACGGAACAAGGTGGTATAGCATCACGTCGGGGAATTTACTCTGCCAGTGGGACTGCAGTACTCCATTCGATGTTTCTACGTCGGGAAGTTTTGTAACCGGACCCAACGTGAATCTACCGACGACGCTGGCGATACCGAGAGGGTTATTCCTGCGGCCTGCTACCGGCGACCTTTTTGTGCAGCAGGATCAGAACGCTGGTGGCAGCAATCAGGAAATGAAGGTCTTCGGATGATTGACCTCGGCTCCCAATACCCTATAATGCAGAAAGACCAACGAGCGGACCCAGATGGCTAACAAGCGAATCCCCGAGCTAGACCCTGTAGTAACAGCTGCCCAGACGGACAAGTTCATTGTTCGCCAGTCTGGCGATGTCGAGGATAAACATGTAGATATGGATGTCATGCAGCTCGCGCTGCTGATCACCGAGTCCCAGATCACCGACCTTCAGTCCTACCTGCTTGTCGAAGCCAATGACCTCACCGCCGCAGTCGTTTGGGACGATATTCCGGACGCGAACGTACCCGAGAGCGCCGTTACCCAACACGAAGCCGCTCTCACGATCACCGAAAGCCAAATTTCCGATTTACAGGCGTATTTGCTCACCGAAGCGAACGACCTGACCGCCGCCGTCGTTTGGGACGATATTCCGGACGTAAATGTGCCCGAAAGCGCGGTCACGCAGCACGAAGCCGCTCTTACGATCACCGAAAGCCAAATTTCCGACCTCGCCCATACAATAGGTGTTTCCGGACTCGGAATTTGGAAATATCGGACTGAGACGACTGCGCCACCGGCCACTGGGCAAATCAGGTTCAATAACGCGAATATTTCGCTAGCTACCGAGTTCTATCTCCATGAGACGAATGAAGGTGGCGTAGACGTTTCGACGTTCCTCGAACTTTTGCTTCAGGACGGTTCTGCGCTATTTATACAGGACCAAACCGACGCCGCTAATTTCGTAATGATCGAGATTAGCAGCAGCACGGACAACGGCGTTTACCGCACATTCGGCATACAATCCGTAATTGAGGAAGGTACCGAGCCGGGACAGAACGACGACGTAATTTTGATCACGACCGGCCTTGCATCTGCTGGTGGCGTTACAGAGGTTAATGACCTCACCGCGTCTGTTACGTGGGATGACATCCCCGACGTAAACGTGCCAGAGAGTGCGGTTACACAGCACGAAGCCGCACTGACGATCACCGAATCGCAAATTTCTGATCTGCAGTCGTACCTGCTTGCAGAGCTAAACGATCTCACCGCAGCTGTCGTCTGGGCGAATGTTCCTGATCTGAATATTACGGAAAGTTCGGTTACACAGCACGAAGCCGCACTGACGATTACCGAGAGCCAGATTTCCGATCTTGGGCATACTTCTGAGATCAACGACCTTACCGCTTCAGTCACATGGGACAACATCCCTGACGTAAACGTACCTGAGAGTGCCGTTACACAGCACGAAGCTGCGCTAACGATTACCGAGTCACAGATCAGTGATCTACAGTCATACCTGCTCGATATTACCGGCGAAGAACTCGCTGATCTTTCAGATGTCGTAAGCGCCACGAATACAAATCGCTTTGCCTTGCTCGCGAATGGCACTACCGGATATGTTGGTCGAGCATTGGTCGAAGCAGATATTAGCGACCTTCAAGCCTATCTCACATCGTTTACTGAAACGAACGATCTCACCGCCGCTGTCGTTTGGGCAAATGTCCCCGACGGCAACATCACTGAGAGTTCGGTTACGCAGCACGAAGCCGCAATCGACCACGATGCGCTCACAAATTTCCTTGCCTCTGAGCATTTCACTCAGGCAGCAATCTCGATCACCGAATCGCAAATCAGCGATCTTGGGGCATACCTTGAGAATATAGTCGAGGATACGACGCCCCAGCTCGGCGCTGATCTGGATACAAACGGTTTCGACATTGCCAACCTCGATACCACTTCGCTGGACCTTAGTATTACGGCTGGCTCCGACGCCAGTGGCATTGGCGGTACCCTGACACTAAGAGCAGGCGCAAGTGGTGCTAGTGGAGCGAAGGGCGGCAGTGTCGTAATCGAAGCAACCAACGGTGCAGGCGGTGGTGCAGAGGGCGGTGATATTTCACTCCTTTGCGGTAACGCAAGTGGATCAGGTGATGACGGCGGTGACTTCCTAGCGATGGGAGGCAACGGCACTGGCGGTGGCGGCGACGGAGGTACGGCTACAATAGAAGCCGGTCGCTCAGTTGGCGGCGGTATCGGTGGTATAGCTGCGGTAGTAGGTGGTGTCGGCGGCAATGGCGCTAATACTGGCGGAATAGGCCGGGTCATCGGTGGTGTCGGCGGCGATAATGGCGGCGATGGCGGCGATGCAGAAGTCACGGGTGGTGCTGGTGTCAGTGCCGCTTCTGATGGCGACGGTGGCGACGCTGTAATCACAGGTGGTGCAGGAGCAGGCGCAGGAGTCGATGGAGATGTCGTACTGGCAGTAGTAGGAGCCACGAACATTCTATTCGATCACGCTACAGGCCGATTGGAACAAGGCGCTGAGACCTATGCTTATCAGTCCGAGTTGGCAGGGGCCGAGGCCAATGATCTCACCGCTGCAGTTGTCTGGGATGACATTCCAGATGCGAATGTGCCTGAAAGCGCCGTTACGCAGCACGAAGCAGCTCTAACTATCCTTGAATCTCAAATCACGGATGGCACAATCTTTGGTAGGATAGCCTCCGCTGAGACCCTTACTAATACTTGGGGTTGGGTTGACAATACTGGTATCCAGTTCGGCACAGGCAATGATTGGTCGTTCTTATTTAATGGCGCGGACCTGCAACTTCTTTGTACTCCTACTACTTCTGCGTTCTCAATCTTCCAAGGTGCCAACATAAAGTGGGAGCTTGACCACGATGCAGATAGGATGTGGTTACGCGACGGATACACCTTCCGCATATCTAGCTCCGACGATACCGATTTCGCAGAGTTCAGCCACGACCTGACTGATTTCCTCACCGCGTTCACGACCACAGTCGATTGGAATATCACTGGCCTTTCAGGACGTATCCTGCAAGGTGCAGAGACTCTGGCCTTCGTATCAGAGATACCAACCGTTGTCGTAAACGATGTAGTACAGGCTCGTCGCACGACAGACCTGATACTCACGACCTCCTACGTCGATGTCACGCTCGATACGACAGACGTTGAATCCGACGACACTGAGATCGAGCATGACGCCGTTACCGATAGGATCGTCGCCAAGACAACCGGCCTTTACAAGATTGGCTGGGAAGTCGATGTCGAAAACTCAATCTCCTCGGGCAGTGTGCTGATTACCGCTGACGGTCGAGTTCGCGTAAACGACACGGGCGTAGAGGTTCCGGGGTCTATCGCGCAGCAAGGTTCATTCCGCGATACGTCGCTTGATTCCGAAAACTTTAACTGTCATGTCGGCACTACGTTCTACGTCAATCTTACAGCCAACGATTTTGTTACACTGCAGCTTAGAAAGACAGAAATTCCCGGCGGTGACTCAGGACAGTTTGAAGCGGTTCGGACGATCCTGACGGTCGAGAGGGTACAGTAATGGCTAAAGTCGTAGTTACAACGTCACAGGACTGGTTGAAGATCGCTGACCTTGCCGGTGGTGATCCGAAGCAGACTATGTACTCCCCTGCCACAACTGAGCTGGAAGTTCCCGATGTTACTCAGGCAGCGCTCGATGCAGCGCTATCTGACTACGAGGCGAACCAATCGACATACGACGCTGCTACTGCCGCTACCCAAAATACGGCTAGCAGGGACGTTGCCAAGGCGAAGCTCAGCGAAGACAAATGCTTGCTGGGGATTCTCCAAGGCGTAGTAGGAGAGATCAACCTTCTCCGCGCCGAGCATAGCCTCACCCCTCGTACCGAGGCCCAAGTCCTCACTGCAGTCGAGAGCAACATCGATAGCCTGTAAATTCCAATTTGATTAGTGGGCGTTTTATGCTACAGTGCCCGCTCAACTCAAATTCGGAGTTTCAGATGTCCAACGTACGTATCACAGCTACCGGCGATGAAGGTATAGAAGTCGAAGTTCTGCTCGGCGTAACCAGTCGCGGAAAACACCTCGTTAACTCAGGCGACTCTATCGATCTCACGGTCGGCGGAAATCAACGCCTCGTCACAAAACAATCAGACAAAGCAGCCTCGACTGCCAAAGCCGCCATTGCAGTTGGCGCTGATGTCTCCAGCGAGCCTGAACCCGCTGCCGACGAAAACGGCAAAGAAGGTTTCTTCAGCGACTTCTTCAGTAATGCAGAAGTTGATCCTGAAGCTCCAGTACAGGGCGATCTGTTCGACGACGAATTCGCCAAGTCAGACAGATAATGCTGCAGTGGATTATTATTGTCTTTACGGCAATACCGCCGAATACGCCACCGAAGGTACAATACATCCCGGTAGCGTCTGAGGAACTCTGCGAAGGTAATATCGAACGCTGGACGCCTTTATTCGAGGCAGAAGAAGGGCTTATCTTCCGCTTCGAGTGTCGAAGGATTAAATTCTTACCAAAGGGTGAGGAGGATGCTGAGACAGAAGGCGAGGAGGATGCTACAGTCAATGAATGAAATGGTGGCTGATAATTTACGTAATTACGCCACACGGCGTAACAGCCTTCGATCTTGAATATAGTTCGAGGGCCGAGTGTACCGTTGCGCTAGTAAAAACCATTGAGATAAGAAAGGAATACGCTGACAATGAAGACAAGGTAATTGAGTGTAGTCGATACCCAATACCAGTGAGGCAACCCGAAAATCCGGAGTTAGAAGTATGAGATTTTGCGTGATTATTTTGATGTTAGGGCTTACTGCCTGCGCAACAACTCTCACGGATGAGGAAAAAGCCAAATGTTCGTCATCGGAAGATACAGAGACATGCTTAGTAGAAGCGTTGGACAGCAAGAAAGCAGAGGAGCAGTATCGTCGCGAAGACAGGGATACTCAGTTTCGTGAACAGTTTTATAGAGATGCTGCGACGTGTAAGGCGCGGGGCGGTGCTATTTGGATTAGCCGTCACACACCGCGCTACTGCCCCGGCTCCAGAAGCCCCTGCCCGCCCGATTGGGGCGACTCCTACTGGTGTCAGTAATATGGCTGCTGGCGACGACGAAAAGCCGCCAACCAAATTTCCCGGTCAAGTACTGATACGTGAGGCGGAGATGGATGGGCGTGCAGTGATGTACGTGCAGACGGTTTTCTGGGTTGCGTCATATGTGAGGCAGCGATCCGCAAAAGGCGACGTGACACAAGAACAGCTCATCGAGGAATTCGCGATGAACGTCAGACAATCGATAGACCCGGAATGGAGACCAGACGCATAATGAATCGCCGGATCAAATCATCGCTCAGCGCACTACCGTATCGCGAGATGCTGGAGCTGAGTAAAGAGGTCAACGAAGGATTGCGACCATATGGTGATCCCGATACAACTGCCGTCGCAGCGGTACTATCTGGGCTAGCCGATACCGAGGATACACAGGCGACGAAGGACGAAAGAACAATTCTACACTCGATGTTTACCCGAAAGAAGCAGATTACTATTCAGCCATTCGACAACGGTTTTAAGATCGATATTCCTGCACAGAGCATCACTATCTACACCGATGATCTGCGTGATGGAGTTTCACAAGCGCTCGATAATCTAGTAGCACTGAAGGTGTTAAGCTAATGCCCAGAAAGTCAATGGATGGAGTTCGCATCCACCTAATCCTAACAAAGCCGCAGTACAACCGTATGCAGAAGCTCTCCGAAAAGAGCGGACTGCCTATGAGCGAGTTGATGCGCCGAGCGGTCGATACGTACCTCGGGAAGAAGAAGTGATGGATGTTCATATTACGCGAGAGATTCTGGCGTACCTTTACTCACCGGAGTTTATGTTTGTCGTAATGGTATTGTGCGCTACGGTACTTACCGCAAAGCTGATTAAACGAAAATGAAACAGCAGGCGGTAATCTTAGTACCAACGCTTGTCGAGTTCACGAACCCCGGCAATGATCTGCAACGTACCCATCATGCTCAGACGCTATGTGATGGTTTTCCAACAATCATGATTGGGGAGAATTCGTTTGCGCCAAAACTCCTTCTCGTAATACCGCAGGATTCGCTACCGGAGTCACCGCTTGTGTTTGACCCACCGCCAATGGCCGCATAAAAAAAGCCCCCAAGAAGGGGGCGAGGAGATGACGACTGCCATGAAGACTTCCAGAGTACAATTATTTAAGGGTGTTCACAACCCCGAGTTAGTTATTAAAGCAATACGGAACCTGCGAAACGGAGACACAAACGCTGGTTCCTACCTGCGCGGTAGCATTCAATACTTGGAAAGATTTCCAGCGAACCCGCTTGTAGTACCGTTACTTAGGAGAGCGCTACATGAGTTCGGGTGACGCTGACCCAAATGCGCTAAAGTTCGTTACTCCGCCGACTGTCGGGAAGTTCATGCTGGACAATTCTTTTGTTCGGCTAATCATGGGGCCTGTCGGGTCCGGAAAATCAGCTGGCTGCTTTATGGAACTTTTGCGGCGAGCGAGGCTACAGGAACCTAATGCACGAGGAATTCGACAAACACGGTTTGCGATTGTGCGTAACACTCTGCAACAACTGCGGCAAACTTGTCTCGCTGACATCATACTCTGGCTCGCCCCCATCGCACACTATCGTGTCACGGACGCTACGATTCAGGTACGTTTCCCACTGCCGGATGGAACTAAAGTGGAAAGCGATTGGATGCTCATTCCGCTGGATACTAAGCAAGATCAGCAAAGGCTACTCTCCCTTAATCTCACAGGAGCATGGATCAGTGAGTTTCGAGAGATTGATATTGGACTCATCGACGCGATTTCTGGTCGTCTTGGGCGCTTCCCCTCTAAAGCAATCGCAAAGCCTACATGGCACGGTATTGTTGCTGAGTCAAACCCTCCCGATGAAGATTCTGCATGGTATACTAAGCTCGAAATTGAAAGACCTCCCGCATGGGCATTCTTCCGCCAGCCGGGTGGACTGACTCCAGAAGCAGAGAACGTCGAGAACCTCCCCAACCTTCCAGACGGGACCAGCTACTACCAGAACCTCGCGGACAACAATAACTCTGATTGGGTAGATATTCATGTCCACGCGAAGTACGGCAAGTCACTCGGCGGACAGGCTGTCTTCCGTGCATCATTCAAGCCGAGCTTCCATATCGTCAAAGCTGACGAATTACTAATTATAGATCAGATGCCCATAATGATCGGACAGGACTTTGGTAGAACGCCCGCCTGCCTACTCGGACAGATAGATAACCGGGGACGACTCGTCGCCCATGACGAATTAACGTCGGAAGATATGGGGATCGAGCAGTTCGCTACGACGCTGCTTAGGCCGTTGCTCATGACGGAGAAATACGTGGGCAAGAAAATATTCATGGTCGCTGACCCGAAAGGTCGTGACAAGGGGCAGACCAACGAAGACTCGCCATTCGACGTACTGAAGCGGCTAGGATTTGATGTTTACGCTGCGCCCACAAATTTTATCGATCCCCGTATACGCGCAGTCGAGCAGCTACTTCTGCATCAGGTAGACGGCGGTCCCCAACTTATAATCTCGGATGCCTGCACGATGCTTACTCAAGCTATGAAATACTGGTACCGCTACCGTCGAAAACAGACGGGGGTATTGGAAGACAAACCGGAGAAGACTCACCCGTGGTCCGATGTAGTCGATTGCCTCCAGTACATGGCATTGAGTACCAATGCGAATTATCTGGGGAAAGTGATGGCTGCGATGAATCCCCGGAAACCGAAGCCTGCTCCTCCGGTGGGTTCATGGACTTAATCTTCCGCAGGCTGATCGATAATCGTAATCGGCTGTGCTTCCTGCCCATCGCCAGTATTGATATGGATAGAGACATTGAAACCCTGACCGATGTTATTCCCCTCCGCATCGATTTTTCCAGTTTTGCCTGCGAGGACAGTGAGCTGCTTGATGCTGTCAATCTTGGACTGCGTGCTTCCTTCGCGGTCGTGGATGACTTTATCCAGTACGGGAAGCGAATCCTCCAGCAGAACCTCCGCCTTCATCATGATCCGCTTACCAGCATTCATGTCTCCTGACAGTTTTTGGAGAGCATCCTTGAGCATGTTCCGGAATGCGGGAGTGACTTTCAGCCTGTCCCACTGCGCATCGGATAGCTCGTGCTTCTGCTTGATGCCATCGGCATCGGCAAGCCCTGCAGCTAACTCCGCGCAGATAGTGGCGCTCAGATGGCTAAGGTCCAGCTGGTCGTCTCGTACGGCTAATTCGTTCATGCGACCTACAAGTAGATTGACAAGACCTACATCATACACGCAGAATAGACCCTATGGCTATTAACGGCACACCACAAGCAATCCCTGTCAACCCCGGCGTCGGCAGGGGGCTGCTTCGCATAGTCTCTAACGACCAGCTCATTCAGCAAGAGCAAGCTGCATTCGCGCAGCAAGAAAAAGAAAAAGAAGACGCCCAAGTTAACGACAATCTCGCTGGGCACATCCGGGCCAGAATGACGGATATGCGCAACTTTAGAAATGCGGAGGGTATCAGTGAAAGATTACTAAATTCGTTACGTACCTACAAAGGCATGTACGACGAGGGCAAGCTAAACGAGATCAGAGCTTTTGGAGGCAGTGAGGTCTTTGCCAGAGTGACACCTACTAAGTGTCGCGCCGCCACTGCGCTCCTTCGAGACGTATATCTGGGCAGCGAACGTCCGTACGACATTGCGCCAACCCCAGAACCCCAAACACCCAAAGACATCGAAGGCGAAATCCAGCAGTTAGTGAACATCGAGGTGAATACGAACATGCAGAACGGTGTTCAGATTGACCAGCAGATGATCGCCGACCGCGTAGAGGGACTCCGCGTCGCTGCCGAACAGGCTGCTAAAAAGGTTGCTCATGACGAGGCCGGTAAAGCTACCCTGAAACTCGACGATATTCTCGTCGAAGGTAATTTCTACGAAGCGTTTGCAGAGTTCCTGATTGACCTACCTATTTTTCCGTTTGCCGTCATGAAAGGCCCAGAAGTTCGTCGGGTCCACCAGACCAAGTGGGTAAACGGAGCGCCAGTCAAACAATCGATTCCGAAGATGTTCTGGAAGCGTGTATCGCCCTTCGATATGTATTGGTCCCCCGGAGCTGCTACCGTCGCGCAAGCCGAGTTCGTGGAGCGCATAAAAGTCACACGAGCCGAGCTATCCGGCGTCAGGGGGCTTCCCGGTTATAATGACGATGCCATCAACGCAGTACTGGATATGTCCTACGTCGATGGCCTGCACGAGTGGTGGGACACGATTGACACATCCCGCGCCGAGCTTGAGGATCGTGAGAGATGGGCAAGGACCGCCACCTCGCTGATCGATACTGCAGAGTTTACAGGACACATATCTGGAAGACTGTTACGGCAATGGGGTAAGTCTGAGGAAGAAGTTCCTGACGAGCGTGCTGAGTATTTCGTAACAGCGTGGCTGATAGATCGGCACGTCATTAAGGTCCAGATCAACCCAACTACAAGTGACCGCGCTCCATATTACATCACCGCTTTTGAGCAGATTCCCGGTAGCTTGATGGGCTACGGCGTGGTAGACCTGATGGAAGATGTCCAGACGATCTGCAACGCTGCCGCTCGGTCGCTGGTTAATAATGCCGGTATCGCATCAGGCCCGCAGGTGGTCATCAATGACGCCGTACTGCAGCCTTTCGAGACTGACGATCTATTTCCGTGGAAACGCTGGCATGTGAATTACGACCCGGCGCTCGTCTCCTCTGGCACGAAGGCAATCGAGTTCTTCCAGCCGCAGATCAACGCCGCCGAACTCATAGGTATCTACGAGAAGTGGTCAGTCATGGGCGACGAGATCAGTTCCATTCCGAAATACATGACAGGCAGCGAGAAGGTTGGCGGTGCTGGTCGTACTGCGTCTGGCTTGGCAATGCTCATGGGCAACGCAAGCAAGACGCTTCAAAATGTCGCCGCATCCATTGACCGCGACGTAATCAACCCCATGCTGCACCAGTTATATGACATGATTATGCTAACCGAGCCGGGCATGTTCCGGGGCGATGAGCTGATCGTCGTTAAGGGCGTGAACCACGCCGTGAAACGCGAGCAGGATCGTATGCGCCAGCTTGAGTTCTTGCAGCTCACAGCGAACCCGATTGACATGCAGATTCTCGGTATTCCGGGGCGTGCGAATATCCTCCGAAGCGTGGCCGATAATCTTGGCCTCGAACATGAGGCAACCATCCCAGATGATGATACAATCAAGCAGAACTTAGCGGCACAACAGCAGGCGGCAGCAGCGCAGGCGCAGGGTGGTGTTCCGCCAGAGCAAGGGGGTGATCCTAACCAGACACCTGCCCCAAAGGACGGTAGGGCGGGACCTGAGGCTGCACGTGAGGAGGTTGAAGGCGATTTCACAGGCCCAACCGGGCGACCCGGAATGAGGGCTGGAGGATAAAGCAATGCCGAGCAAAGGTAAGAAGTACGGAAATGCATCGCAAGTCACGGTACACATCGATGACTATGGCGGTATGAAAGGCGGTGAGGGTTATGCTGACGGCGGATACGCTGACGGCGATTCTGTGAAAAAGCAGAATAAGCCCAAAAAGCCGAAGGCCGGTAACAAAAAGCCAGCCTCTACAGCTGACGCCATTAAGAATACACGTGCGCGCCAGATGAAAGAACTTGGTCTGTAGAGTCATATAGGGTAGTATCGCCCTGTAACTCTCTCCCATACGTATCAGGAGTTTTGAAATGAGTAAGAACACAGGCCAACATTCACCCTACGGTCACAACAACGAGAAGTTTCTCGGTGACACCAAGGGTAATGCCGATCTGGAAACTAATCGCGACTATGCCGATAGCCTCGGCGGAAGCGGTGAAGCCCATAAGCCGAAAGGCGCAGACAAGTTCTGCGGCCCGACGAAGGGTAACAGCGATCTGCCTACCAACCGCACCGAAGGCGTGAGCATGGGTAATGCACCCGGCCCGCACAAGGCTGGCGGCAAAAATGCAGGGCGGAAGGACTCGTACTAATGAAAGTATCCCATAAAGGTACTCGCCCAAATAAGCAATTTCGTGTGTCGGGTGTTGACGGTTTCAAGGATGTCTCCGTCGGCCCGGCAAAGTACGACGCCCGAATGCGGGGCGACTATTCAAAAGATGGCAAGGCGGTTGCCGCAGCGAATAACCTTTCGCTCGATGACCAAAAGGCCAGAGCTGAGCGATACGGCCTTGATCTCGATTCGAGTGAAGTCGTAGGACTCGGCCTCTTTTGAACGTAAAGCTAACACCCAAAGTAGCACAAGCGTTTACGAATCTCCGGGTAAGCCGGGATTTTGCGACAGTCCTTGAGTGGATTTTGGAACACCGAACGCAGTTCCGTGATGAATGCTGCACAGCAGAAGGCAATAAGCTCTACAGATCGCAGGGCAAAGCCGAAGCTATAAACAACATTCTGGACGGTAACGCAGAGGCTCCGGAAGTATTGGAGAAATTTAAGACACAAACCCGAAGGTGAATACGCCATGAGTGCGCTCCCTAAAGAAGTACAGAAGCAAGTTGCAGTAGCGAATGCCATAGTCGAAGACATGAACAGAACGCCCGAGGAACGTGAGGCAGCAGCAGCAGCAGCAGCCAACGAACCCGCCGCCGCACCCGCTGAGCCTACGGCAGAACCCGCCGCAGAACCCGCCGCACCCGCCGCACCCGCCGCCGCCGAACCCGCCGCAGAACCCGCCGAGAAAGACCCGGAACACAAGTACAGGGTCCTGCAGGGTAAATACAATGCGGAAGTTCCGCGTTTGCAGGGTGAAGTGAAGGAACAAAAAGCTGTAATCCTTGAGATGCGGCAGCGCATAAACAACACAGAGAGCCTGCTCGCCGCAATGCAACCCACTGCCGCTCCCGCTGCCGCCCCCGCCGCTGAACCCGCCGCAGCACCAGCCGGGATCACAGAGGAAGAACGAGTACAGTTCGGCCCTGACCTGATCGACGTGATTGAACGGGTAGCCGAGGCTAAACTTCAGCCGGGAACTACCGCAGCTCGTCTGGACGGTATAGATCAGCGCTTCCAACAGGTGGAACAAAACGCTTCCCATGTGCAACAGAGTGTGGCAAGATCAGATCGTGACAAAGTGCTTGACGCTCTCGAAGCTGCGGTCCCAGATTGGGAACAACAGAACGAGAACGAAGATTTCCTGCATTGGCTGAATGGAAAGGACGCTTACGCAGGGGTCGCGAGAGGGCAACTTCTCACAGAAGCATATCAATCGAATGACGCCGTAAGGCTGATTGCGATTTTTAAGGGCTTTCAGACAGAAAACGCTGTCGTAAACCCGAGCGAGCCTACTCCGGCAGCACCAGCGCCGGAACCACAGGCAAAACTCGACGATTACGTGGCCCCCGGAACGCCTAAAACCGGGACGACCAGCGCTCCTAACGAAAGCGGTAAGCGAGTATGGACTCGTGCAGACATTGCCCGATTTTACGCAAGTAAAAACGAGTTTGCGAAGAAACGAATACCAGTCCCAGACGAATATGTGAAACTCGAAAAGGACTTAATCGCAGCTCAGCGTGAAGGAAGGCTACGTTAACCGTTAAACGATTATTAGGAGTAGTCAAAAATGAGTTTTCCTCTAGGTACCCCCTTCGCTGGGTCAGACCCAGTAACACCGTATTCCGGAACCTTCATTCCGGAAGTTTGGAGCGGTAAGCTCGTAGAGAAATTCTACGAAGCCACCGTTCTTGGCGCGATTGCCAATACGGACTACGAAGGCGAAATCAAGAACCAAGGCGACTTGGTGAAGATTCGTTCTCGTCCGACAATCGTGATCACTGATTACGAAGCGAATATCGATCTGGACGTTCAGCGCCCATCCGAGCCGGTTCAAGATTTACTTATCGACCGTGGTAAGTACTTCAACCTCGCGCTTGATGACGTTATGGAAGTTCAGGCCGACATCGACCAGCTTTCTATCTGGGCAGAAGACGCCTCAGAGCAGATGAAGATTGCTGTCGATGGTCAGGTTCTTGACGACATCACCGATGTTGCTCTTGGCGGCGCAGATATTGCCGCTGAAAACCGTGGCCTGACTGCTGGAGTTATCTCCGGCGATCTGGACATTGGTGTGGCAGCAACACCGCAGTTCGTCTCTGGCTCCGGTGCAGGCGACCTTCAAGGTGCCGACGCCCCCAACGCCGAGAAGATCATCGACTTCATCATCAAGTGTGGTCAGGTCCTCGACGAGCAGAACATCCCCGAGTCTGGCCGATTCCTCGTGATCCCGGCATGGCTCGCAGCTCGCATCAAGCGATCTGAGCTGAAAGATGCATCTCTGTCCGGTGACGGAACGTCGATCCTGCGTAACGGTCGCCTCGGAATGATCGATAGGTTCACGCTCTACCTGTCGAACCTGATCCTTCCGGCTGGCGGAACCCCGACCGCATATCCGCTTCTGTTCGGCACAACTGCCGCGCTGACCTTCGCCGCACAGTTCACCAAGCTGGAAACGATCCGCTCCGAGCGTTCGTTCTCCAACCTCTTGCGTGGCTTGCAGGTTTATGGCTTCAAAGTCGTGAACGGCGTTGCACTCGGCTTGGCGCACGTATCGAAAGGTAACGAGTCCTAATAGTTACCAAGGCTACAGACCCCGGCTGTATCTTCGGGTGCAGCTGGGGTTTTCCTCAGGAGGCTATCGGTGGCTACGAAGACCTACGAAAATTTGGTTACAGAAGCACGAAAGATGCTTCAGGACACAGATACCAACCTCCAACGCTATACCGATGAGACCCTCATCGAGCTTCTTAATCGCGGACTACGAGACTTGGGCACGATGCGCCCTGACGTTTTCTACGGCTTGTTCGCTGCAAACTCTCTGAATGTTCCCGAGATAGTTGAGTCCGGCGCTGGCGTAGGCCAGATCGACTGGACCGATGTCTTCACTCTTGAGTTCCAATTCTATACGCCCTTGGTAGGATACCTCGTTGGCGTAGCCGAAATCTTCGACGACGAGTATACTACTGATGGAAGGGCGGCTCTGCTACTTGGGCAGTTCCGCAACCAAGTGATAGGACTCTAAAGTGGCTATCGAGTACACAGAAACTTTTGAGCAAATACTCAAGGATACGTCTCCGCAGACGCCGGGCATCATACGGGAGCTAGCACTACGCGAGCTTCGCCTCGCCTGCCGAGAGTTCTTTGAGCGGTCGTATGCTTGGATAGAAGAAGTTCCGGGTATCGATACACCCGCCGGTAACGTCCCCGTTCAGATCGTTGTCCCCGGTTCGGTCGATGCAAACGCCGATCCTGACTTCGGCGACGTAGTGCTTCTGCTGAGTCTGGATGGTGTGGATGGCGCTGTAGTTGCGGTCGATGACTCGCCGCTTAATAGCTCAGTAATATTTCAGGGAGCCGCAGCACTAACGACTTCGTTTAAGAAGTTCGGTACAGCTTCACTTGATGCGACTACCGGCGATCCATTGGACTATCTGGAAATCCCCCACAACGCTGCGTTCGTAACAGGCGATGGCGACTGGACGCTTGAGTTTTTTGTCAACGCACAGAATCAGGTCGGTGGGCATGACTACATCAATCATGGTGATGGAAGTAGCGGATTAGCTAATTGGCAAGTCCTGAATTCCAACGGAGTTTTACAGTTTGCTTACTCTGACAATGGCGGTGGCAGTTTCAATAACTTTCCGTTCTTTGGAGCGATGGCCGCGAACGGTGTCCAGTCACACGTCCAGATCACTCGGAGTGGCAATGACCTGTTTGCGCATATCGATGGTGTGAAGTCCGGTGCCACAGTTGATGTAACAGGTGTTACGATTGGTGGCTCTGGCGTCGTACCGATCAACATTGGTTCAAGAAATCAAAATCCGGGCGCAAATATCGCAGATGCAGATGCGTACATAGATGAAGTCCGCTTCACAGTCGGTACTGCTCGATATACAACTGCTGATTTCACACCTCCAACTGAAGCATTCTCCGATGCCAGTAACTCTGCTGACCCGAATACCGAGGTCATTGGGATACTGACCCTCACACTCAGGAACGTCAGGATACCGCCGATTGGTCAACGACCTCCGCTGGACGATCCTGACTTCACTTCAGATGCCCCCCGAGGCTGGTTCGTTACATCGAACCCGGATGAGTTCTTATATTTCCCTCGGCTGGAAACCTCTCTTGTAGGAGAGACCGATGCAGTGGTAGCAGTCATGCCTTCCTTCGACACTCTCCTCCTACCACGACAGGTCACATTGAAGTATTATGATGCAATCGTAGAAGGGTACCTGTCTCGGGTATACAACCACCCGAACAAGCCGTACTCTAGTCCTGCGGTAGCAGCACAACTTCGGCACAATTTTTTGCGCCGGATCGGTTACTACATGGCCCAGCGGAAGCAGGGCTTCAACAACTCTCAGCAGTGGACGTATCCACCGAGTTATAACGTGAGAAGGTTAGGCGGAAATGGCTGACATTGTATTTGTAAATAACGCGAGTTCATTGCTCGCCGCATCGATAAACAACTTGGACACTGTGATCCAAGTGGGTTCAGGTGACGGTACGCTATTCCCTGTTTTTACCGCTCCAGAGTTTTTTGTGGCTACGCTGGAAGACGACGCTGGTAACATCGAAGTCGTTCAATGCACGCAGCGCGTGGGCGATCTCCTGACAGTTGTTCGTGGGTTCGACAACTCTGTTGCACAGTCATTCGCGATGACTACGACACGTATTGAACTTCGCCTGACCGCTGTAGTTGTGGAGGAGTTCATCCAACGTAACGGCGACATCATGGAAGGCGACCTCGACATGGACGGTAATAGCCTTACCGATGCCGTCATCGATGGACCAAACACTCAGATGATTAACGGTGAGATCGTTGACGTTCCGCTACGCGGACTCGCTGGCGTCTCAACCAACGAAATCGCTGTACCGATAGACGGTACCAGCCGAGCCACCGCTGGAGGCGCGAACATCCGCGTTGAAGGTGATGACCTTACAGGTGATGTCGCCTCGGCCACCGAGACTTCGGAAGGTATTGCTGAGATCGCTGATCAGACGGAAATGGATGACGGAACGGATGACCTTCGCTTCGTTACCCCACTGAAGTTTCGCGATACCGCCGCAGCCCCGACACAACGGGGTACGCTCCGTACTGCAAATATTACGCAGACGGAAGCTGGTACTAGCGATGATCGCGCTGTAACTCCAGAGTCTTTTGCTGGTACCGCTGCAGCAGAAGGACAGATAGGTACTATCGCAATTGCCGAGCAAGCAACGGTGGACGCTGGCGTAGATGATACGCAGGCAGTTACACCCGCCAAGCTCTCTGCTTTCCCTAATCTAGCTGGGAATCGACGCGGCGCTCTGGCAACCCATAGTATTAACTTCCCCGCCCCAAATACAGGAGGCACGAATCCGTTCCCCCAAAGTCCTTCACCGCACCCATTTAATACGACGGTTTTCGACTCGGAAGGCGTCGATGAGATTCACAACGATAGCTCTAATAATACTCGGCTTACGGTACCCGTCGGTAGCGGCATCACCGCGATCCGGCTTACATTCGGTTGCGAGTGGGATACCGACCCCGGAGGACGCCGCCATATGCAGATCAGGAAAAATGGAGGTACAGGAGGCGTTGATCCCAGCATGGCTAATTTCAAACCTTTTAGTACATTTGAAGTAGCTGGTAATGGCGGACCAAAGGGCAGTCAAATAATTTCACCAATTATCTCCGTAGCGGAAGGTGATTACTTTGAGTGCTTTTTGGAGACTCAGGCGGCACAGACGGACCCGACCAATACAATCGCGAATCAGAGTTGGTTTGAAATGGAAGTCATAGCGTAAGGTGCTGCGATGGCTGGTTTCAAACTAGAGGGCTTCCAAGGTTTAGCGCCACGTTACTCCGAACGTCTCCTGCCGCCCATGATGGCGACGATAGCCCGGAATACAAAACTCCTCAACGGTGAGATACGCGGCTTCCGCCAGCTGTTCGCGCAGCAAGACCTGACTGGTCTCGCCTCTACGGTGCGCCGAGTACTCCGCGTGCCAGATACTCCCGATGACGCATTCATCGCTTTCGATTCACGAGATGTGAGCATCGTTAAGTCGCCGCTAATTAACGACGCCTTCGACCGCTACTTCTGGGCAGGTGATGGTCGCCCGAGAATGAACACCGGCCAAAATATAAGGGACGGACTCGTACTGGATGGGTACCTTTTAGGTGTACCCGGCGTAACTGTAGCGCCAACTGTTACACCTCCTGTTGGGTCCGACGAAACCCGAGCCTATGTATATACGTTCCAAAGCCCGTACGGAGAAGAAGGCCAACCGTCGCCGCCAACACTTGCTACAGGAGCCGAGAACGGAGATTGGGAACTGACTGGACTACAGACAGTTGTCCCCGATGCATCAGAACGCCCGACGCTTGTCTCTGAGGATGGTGGCTACGTCAAAAATATCTACCGCACTGTAGCGGGTAACGCTAGCACAAGTTTCTTTTTCGTTGCGCAGATTCCTTTGACAGACACCGCGTATTCTGATACGGAACTCCTCAACCCAAATGTGGAAGTTGCTTCCCGTAACCTTCTTGAGTCTACGGGTTTTGCTGAGCCACCCACCGACCTCGAAGGATTCGTCGTCATGCCTAACGGCTGGCTGATCGGATGGGTTGGTACCAGATTAGTTATGTGCGAGCCATATCGTCCTCATGCATGGCCCGTAGAGTACGAACTAGGAACCGAGTTCCCTATTGTGGCGATTGGTGTTTTTGGAGCCACTGCCGTGATCGGTACTGAGTCGCAACCTTACTATGGGCAAGGCGTCCACCCAGTTTCGTTCACCCACCAAAAGGTCGATGAAGTTATTCCTTGCCTGTCTCGGCGCGGCATGGTCTCTACACGTGCCGGTGTGTACTACCCATCAATAGATGGATTGGTCGCAGCAACGGGTAGTGGTCTCAGCGTCATTACGAGAGATATACTTACCAAAGAGGAGTGGGCAACATTCAGGCCAACCGATCTGTTTGCATCCAACCTCGGCCTGCAATATATCGCTTTTAGCGACAGCAATACCGGATTCATCTACGACCCACAAGAGCCGAGCGGCAAACTTGTCGAACTGGAAGGCATCACACAGGTCGAGGGGATTGAGACCGATCCGTATACAGGCAACGTGTACCTACTCAAAGATGATCGGTACACTGAATGGGACCCCGAGATTCTTCAACCGGGATTGTTCCCCGACCGTATACCGTGGCAGTGGAAGGGCAAGCTACTGCAAGCCCCCAGACCGCTAAACTTCGGAGCAGCCAGAATCCAGTTTGATGTCGGCAGTATGACTAACCCGTACTCGACCGTGGTGACGCTGATACCATACAACGAAGCCTTATTCGCAGCGGCACCTAGCCTTAATACGCTCAACGGCCACGCACTCGGCGGCACTCCTGCCCAAAGTCTCGGCCTTGTTACTGCACCCACCGCTGAAATCCGACAGCCGTTAGGTGGGAGCCTCCTATACAACATCAACCACCTACTCCAAGTACCATTTTCGGTACGGTTCATCGTATACATTCGGGACAAAGGCAGATTCAATAGGAAGATAGTGGATACCGTTGTTACGGAGGAGAAAATACTCCGCCTGCCGACTGGCTTTAAGGCCGACCTGTACCAGTTTGAGCTGTGTGGCAATACAACTGTATACTCGCTTCAGGTAGCGGAGACGCCGAAACAATTATCCGGAGTGTAAGATGCCCAGCTTAACTACAATAGGAAACAGGGCATACCCGAGCATACCCGAGATCACCAATGATTCGGCTACCCATACTATTGCTCTACAAACCATCAGAGAAGCGATAGCAACATATGAGCGTAGAGATCGTGATGTCTTAAATTCTTTCGTGCGGTTCGGGGAGCTGGTTGACCTCGGTATTATTAACGAGGAGGGCGATCTTATCCTAGAGGTCGGCGGCATCGGCAGTCTTACTGTAGAGGATGAGGGTACCCCTCTTGCTACCCTTGCCGATACCCTTAACTTTGTTGGGGCAGGTGTAACGGCAACTGGCGCTGGTGGCGTCAAGACCATAACTATTCCCGGCGGCGGTGGCGGCGGTGTCGATTCGTTTGAAGGCAGGGTGGGTGCGGTCACTGCAGTTGTCGGTGACTACGCAGGATTATATGTCGATTCATTCGTGGGTAGAGTTGGCGCGGTCGTTGCAGTGGACGCTGACTATGCTTCGTTTTATCTACAGAAAGCTCTGGTCGCTGCTCAGACTGTCCTCGGCGATGTGACATTCACTAACAAGATTACGTTTACGGACGTTACTGGTGTTCAGTTTGATCCGAGTGTCGAGCTTGATTTACGCAACCCGTCGGACGACACGACATGGTTTTTACAGTACACCGCCCAAGGCCCCAATATGGGGCTGGCCGGGAGCGACTTCAACAGTGTGTTTATGGACTTCGGTTCCAGCTTTACACACTTCCGAATGGGCGATCCGCTCCTTATGACCGAAAGGGCAGCAGCAGTGAGCAGCGTTACTGCTCGTGGTCAGATATGGGTACGCGATGACGCGCCTAACATCCTGATGTTCACCGACGATACTGGCACCGACTGGATCGTGGACCTTACACTGGCATAAGAGCTTGCACTTCCCTACCGATTAGTGTCTAATTAAGGCCCACTAATTGGAGACCCCAATGGCAAACTACACCAAAGAACAAGTGCAGGCAGCTGTAGGAGCTGGCCTCGCCATGACCGACCCCAAATCCCAAGCACCAGTGCCGATGTGTTTCGCCGCAGGCGCTCTGATCCTGCACCAACTTTTGCTTGAGGTCGGCAATGGTAGTCTTGCCCTCGTCGGCACCGCTCCTCCTAAAGACCCCAAGAAACCGAACCCTCCGGCTAAGCCGCCCGGCACGCCGAACTCGAAAAAGAAAAAGGTCAAGTCCAAACGCCTACGGGCCATTAAGAAAAAATGATCGACGAGATCATAACCGATGTCCTCAAGGCAGAGGGCTGGGATAAGTACACCAACGATCCCGCCGACCGGGGTGGCCCCACCAAGTGGGGCATTACCCTGAAGGCGTGGGGTGAGTACCGTGGCCGTGATGTCTCTGAACAGGATGTACAAGCTATCACCGAGGCACAGGCTCGTGACTTCTATGAGAAGCTGTACGTCATCGGCCCGAAGTTTCACCAACTGCCTCCCATGTTGGTTCCACTCGTCGTCGATTGCGGTGTGAACCACGGCGTCCGCGCTGCCTCGAAGTGGGTACAGCGGGCCATTGGAGCCAAGCAAGATGGCTGGATTGGACCGAATACACTCACCCAAGTGGCCGGTACCAACACTATAGCCGTGTATTTACAGGTCTGCGCCTACCGCCTTCGCCTGTATGGCCGTCTCGTCTCATCTGACAAGGAGCTGAAAGTCGCACAGGGACTCGGCCTCAACCTTCAAGCCAAGTTCGCGGCAGGCTGGAACAACCGGGGCACGAAATTCCTGATGGGGCTTGCCGACACCCTCAAATAGCAGGTAGAATGGCCCTATTAACGTAGGAGCCATGTGTGCTAAAGGGTATCTTAAAATTCTTGGCTGGCGGAGCTGCCGAGCAGATCGGCGAGTACTTCGATAATCGGCAGAAGCTCAAGCAAGAACTCACCCTTACCAAGTTGGAAGGTAAGATAGAGGTTGCGAAGGCTACAGCGCTAGCCAAGGTACAGCAGCAACAGAACGTCCATACTTGGGAGATGGCTCAGATAGCCAACTCCGGCTACAAGGATGAGGTCGTCCTCGGCGTCATACTATACCCATACATCGGGTCGTTCATTCCGGGTATACAGGACTCTGTTTTGGTCGGCTTCCAGTATCTTGCACAGATGCCGTATTGGGCGGTCGGACTGACCGTTACAATCTTCCTCGCGATCTATGGTATACGCCACAAGAACGCATCGAAACTAAACGCACCCGGCCTGAGAGATTCAGACGTGGAGTCGAAGTGAGAGCGATACTAACCAGCGCTTTACTTTTACTCTGCACCTCCGCATATGCGGACTCTTGCTGGAGCAGCAACACACGCCTAGACTATTGGTGTGCGGCTGAAGCGTACGATGCCAAGGGCTTATACCAACTGGCAGGTACTATGCGCTGCGGAATCTTGGAGGTTAGAAAGCATTTCGTTACACGTGAGGAATGCGTAGCAGCTAACATGAGGCCACCGCCACCGCCACCGCCTATACTGGTATGCGAAAAAGAGGAACACGAAGAAGTAGAAGTAGAAGTACATAACAATCTAGTCGAAAAACTTGAAACAGTTGCTCGTAAGCAGCAAGAGGACGAGCAGAACCGAAAGATGTATGCCCAACAGACTTTGACAGAGCTAATGGAAATGGAACAATGATCCCCGTCGCCGTTAAAGTTGCAGCTGTTAAGGTCGCAGAGTACGTCACATTTCTTGCTGTGTTCGGTACAGTCGGTACCTACTGGATCAATACTGAGGTAGAGCGCCGAATGGGAGAGCTGGCCCAAGACCCTTCCAAGCATCCTGCTGTAGTGACACTTCAGACCGAAGTTAGAGTCATGAAGGAAAGCCAAGTTCGAGTTGAGCGAAAGGTCGATGCCTTCTCTACCAAGTTCCTCGAATACCTAGAGAGGCAGTCGCAGTAATGCCCCAAACTAACAAGTACTATGCGTTCCAACCCGCCACGTCGGGGGATGCCATCTTTGGTATCGAGCGTCTTGCGGATATTGAAGATGAGCTTCGAGTACTACATGAGGCGCATTACAACGAGACCGAGACTCTCTACCTCGACACTCCTTTCGATGCTTCGTATGACCGCTACCGAGCGTCCGAGGCAGCAGGGCAATTCATACTGTTTACAGTCCGTCTAGGCTCGACACTGGTAGGCTACCTGCAGTACTATGTATTCAACGACATGCACACCCAGATGAAGCAGGCACGGGAGGATGCATTTTTTGTCGTCGCGGAGCATCGAGGGCAGAAGCTAGCCCCGGCAATGCTCTCTTATGCCGAAGACGCACTCAGGCAGCTCGGCTGCACTATGATTGGTATGTCCAGTAAGGCACCCGTTGGTGGGCCTGATCTGGGACCGTTTCTGGAGAAGCGCGGGTACAAGCCCGTCGCTATCTTCTACACGAAAAAGTTAGAGGGTTGAGACATGTGTTGCAGTGATCCACCTCCCGCACCCGATCTTGGGCCAGCTGCCGAAGCGAGCATGGAAGTAGCTCGTATCAATCAGGAGACGGCTAGAGAGCAGTTGGATTGGGCGAAGGAGCAAGATACAAGGAACCAAGCGCTTCTCCAAGAAGTTCTGGATATTCAGCTTCCTGCTATGCGGGAGCAGTTTGAGCAGGCGAGTTCTGATCGTGAGCGATACAATACTCTGTTCAAGCCAATGGAAGACGCCTTCGTTAAAGAGGCGCAGGAATATGATACACCTCAGAGACGTGCTGAAGCACAAGCACGAGCGATCTCTGATGTCAGCAGCCAGTTTGACGCTCAGCGTACGAACGCTCTCCAACGCCTTGAGAGATACGGTGTTGATCCATCCCAAACTCGCAACGCCGCGCTTGACGTTGGTGTGCGAACAGCGCAAGCCGCTGCCTCCGCCGGTGCAGCCGGTGCAGCCAGACAGCAAGTAGAGGGAACAGGACGGCAACTTCGTAGTGACGCGATCAACCTTGGCCGTGGTGTGTTGACTGGTGCCGGTCAGTGGTATGGCGGGGCTGGAGCAGCCGGTGGGCAAGCTCAACAGGGCGCATTAGCCACCACTCAGTCGGGCATTGCAGGACGTACGAGCAACCAAGGGTTCAGCAATCTAGCCTTGTCGGGTTACGGCCAAGGCGCGAACATCATGACTCAGGGCTTTGGAAACGAGATGCAGAGCTATAACGCAGGTGTTCAACAAACTGCTGGGATGCTTCAAGGCATTGGCAGTATTGCTGGCGCAGCTATGGCTATTAACGACGGCGGCTACATCGAAGGCGAGTACGAAGTCATCGATCCGGAAGGTGATGTCGCTGGTCCGGGCGATGGTTCCGGTATCGATGACCAGATTCCGGCATACCTGTCAGACGGTGAGTATGTGATCCCCGCTGACGTTGTACAAGCGAAGGGCGAGGAGTTCTTCGATAAGCTACTTGAGAAATTCCACACGCCCGCAGAACAACAGAGAGCGATAGGCTAATGGCCCAAGGACTTGCTGCATTCACTGAAGGCTTCGGTGCTGGTTACACAGGTGTTCAGAAGTCTCGCCAACGTAGGCGCATCAATAAAGCGCTTGACTTGGAGATTGCTGAAGGCACTCTGAAGCGACAGGGCAAACTGTCACGAGCTAATGAGTTCCGAAGAAGGGCAGAGCAGGAAGAATTCGAGGACTACGGCGGCGACCTGAAACCAACATGGGGCGAGAAGCTCGGTGGTTGGGCCAAGCAACAGGCCGGTAAGATCGGCGGTGCTATCGGTGGTGCTATAGGTTTTGGTGGCGGTGAGCAGACTCAACCCGGCACCCCACCCACTGCCGCTGCACCTGTGATCCAGCCTATCGCGCAACAGCCACAACCAACGGGTCGGTTTGGACCAGACTTCCGTCAGCAGCCAGAGCCACAGGCTTATAAACATGGCGGTGCCGTACGCCACATGGTCAAGGCGTATTACGGTGGTGGGAGCGTGAATAGGTCGATGCAGCCAACACCACTGGCTAATGGCGGACGCGGCATACCTGCCAACCGATCAACACCGGGAAGGACTACTGGTCAGATACCGGGAGGCGGCGTAATGTTCGCTGACGGCGGTAACTATTCATCTGCTCTCCATCGCGTTCCACAGACGCTAGCAAATGGTGGCCGCTCAACGCCCCCGATAAATGTCCGCAGCACCGCCAGCACTGCACTGCCACTGCAAGATGGCGGTCCTTTAACAGAAGACGAGAAAGCACTCAAACGTGCCAAGCAGCTTCGAGAGCAGAGAGCGAGAGCAGGCGCAAGAGCGGAAGCACCTGCCGCACCGAAAGCCCCAATGGAAGATGTAGCACGTGATCAGGCTAAGCGCCAGCCAGCCAAGCCCGCCGCCGAGACCGCTGCAAAGACACGTACAAGCGCTATCTCTGGTCGAGAGGTAGCGGTAAAAGCCAAAAAGCCACCGACATTATCTAGGATCGCCGCCGCTACCAAAGCCGGTGGAGCTAAAGGTATCGTTGCATCCGGAGGTGTAGGAGCTTTAGCCTTACCTGCAGCCATGAAGGGTGCGGAGTATCTTGGTAAGACAGCCGGTGCTTTAGCGACTGGACAGGACATAACTGATCCAGAGATTGGATTGACCGAAACCGAAACCTACAGAAAGCTGTTGGGTATGGACCCGATTGGAGACGAGAACGAGTTGGTACGCCTCGGTGGCGATGTTCTTGCGCGGGGTCTTGGGACACTACAAGAGATCGGCGATGCAATTACGATGGGCTACGCAGATGACATATCAAATTGGGTTGTCAACAAACTTTCAGGGATAGATGAGACAGCAGCCCAACCTGCACCTACCGCACCTTCACCTGACCAACCTGCACCTGATCAACCCGCAGGCGGTTCTCCAGATGGTCCACCCAACCAAGCTATCACAGCTCCCGCACAGGATGATCCCGAGATAGATATGGCGGGTCCAGAGATGCAGGGCGTCATGCCTGAGGATATGCCGTCACATAGTGTTGAGGATTGGGAGAAAGAGCGGTACTCCGCCGCTGCTTATGCTATTACTCAGGGACAAGACCCCAACGCTGCCATGCTGGCGATTGACCAACAGCAACAGCGTGGGTTCCTTCGGTACCTGAACCAAGCACAGAGACTTCTCGTAGCCGGTGACGGACAAAGCGCTGCACGATCAATGTACGCCGCATACTCGTACTTCCCCAACGGTACAGATGTACGGTTCGGCATAACTAAAGGCGAGAGCGGCCAGCCCATATTGATGGGCATGGGTAAGGATGAAAAAACTGGTGAGCCGATCAACGATGGTAAGACTATGGCTATCACACCTGAGACCCTAGCTGTGATGGCAGAGAACGCGACCAACCCTTCCGCGTGGCGTACATGGACAAAAGATTGGCGAGAGATGGAGCAGCAGATTCGTGAGTACGAAGAAACTGGCAAGATGACAGCACAGAGCGAAGCTGACTACCGAGCTGACCTTGGTGCAGCTGCAAAGGGTCGTGCCCGCGCTGCAGAAGCAACAGCAGCAGGCGGCACTCCCTTGAGAGAGTCTGACTATCGCGGTACAGCAGATCAGCTTAACGAGATCATCTACAACGATCCCGACGTAGACCCAGACGACTTTAATTCTCTCTCTGCTGTAGGTGCGCGTGCCAAGCGAATGTACCCGAGCCTCGATAATATGGAGATCGGCGAGTTCATCGTGAAAGCATACAAGGACGGCCTTGGTCCAGATGACATTCTCGACGAACTGGATCGACTCCTATCGCGCCGATAAGTTATGGCATCGTTCAGAAAAAGGTACGAAGAACTTTTTGGCCCTGTCCCCGACTATGATCCAATAGAGTTAGAGGACAGGACCCAACAGCGTGCGCTCGATATACAGGAGAGCGCTCCAAGTGCATCCCCGGCCCCGGCCCCGGCCCCAAGACGAAGTGCTTTACCAATAGGTGATTTTGGGGGTGGCCCTGAGGAACAAGGTGTCCTCGGTAATCTGGCCGACCTCACAAAGACTGGTACTGCGATGGGTGCTGAAGCACTCGTCGGTGGTGTCGAGTACGCTGCACGGCAGCTTGCTCCTGAGGAACCCGGTGCTGGTCAAGAGTTTCTGGGGGATGTAGCCTCTAGGCTACAGGGTACACGTGGTGAGCTGAGAGCGTACCGAGAGAACATCTACGATATGATGCCTCCCGACGCGATTGAGAAGAAAGGCGCAGAATTTCTTACGCTCGATCCCGACAAAACAATCTGGAAGGGTGGCCCACTTGATGTAGGTGAAGCTGTCCTCTATAAGTTCTGGGAATCACTGCCGATGATGGTCGGCACTATTATCCCCGGCGCTGTCATGATGCGCCTCAAAATCCCCGGCGCTATTACCTACCTCGGTGCATCCGAAGGTGGACTATCTGTCGGCTTTATCGCTAACGATATTACCGACGGTATAATGGAGATGCCTGAGGACCAACTCATCGCGGAGTCACCGAGATATGCAGAACTACTCCAAGAAATGGATTCACCGGAAGCCGCGAGGGATCAACTCGTCCGCGAAGCCCAAGGGCTTGCCCCTCTCATTGGTGGTGTTGCGGTCGGGGCAATATCGGCGGCGGCTGGTCGATACCTCCAACCAGTCATCACAGGTAAAGCAGGGTTAGGTAGAACTCAACGCGCTGTTCGTGGCGCAGCATCAGAAGGACTTGCGCAGGAAGGACCTCAGGAATCTGTGGAACAGCTGGCTGGTAACATAGCCGCCGCTGTGTACGACGGCGACCGAGCTGTGCTGGAGGGTCTGGCTGAATCATACGTGCAAGGC